ACAATATCATATAATTTATCTGACTCCTGAACACTTAGCCAAAATCGGTGAATGTTCTGTAGTTGCATATTCTCCTATCGGGATTTCTTTTCCTGAAGAATCAAAGAAGGTTATATTCTGGAAGAATTCATTAAGAACATTATGAAATTCACCCGATGTCCACTCTCTTACATGGTATCTGTTTCTGGGCCCGTTATTGCTTATATACTTGTTGTTCCTGTTGGGCGTTGAGATAAAGTATTCTGTGGGGTCAACTGCCGGTGGTTCTCCATTTTTACCTTTCTTCTCAAACCTGATAATTGAATTAAGAAAGCCCTTATAATCGGCAATGTGCTCTATTATCTCTATGGCTACCACTTGGTCAAACTGTGCGAACTGTCTGGTATCCTTCATAATATCCACAACATCAAAAGTAACTTGTGCCGAGTAGTAAATCTGGTTCTTAATCCTCTCAAAGCATTCCTTGGCAAACCTAATGCTATCCTCATTCTTGTCTATTCCCCACACAAAGTCGGCTTCCTGGGATAATACGTTTGAACCTACTCCGCAACCGCAACCTACATCAACAATCTTTGGCTTCCAGATAAACTTAGGGTACTGAACGTGCTGTGTTATCTTATTCAGGTTGTAAGTCTTAATGAAGGTATACATATTTCTGGTGGGATTCCAGAGCATCTTCTTATGCTTTTCAAATAACCTTATATTTGCTTTCCACTGTTCTTTGTCTTCAGCTTCAGGCCGTTCTATATAGGTTTCTTCAGTGATGCCGTTTTTTGCTGTAGGTGGTGTGGGAGGAACAACTGGCTGTTCTTGGGGGGTTTCTACCTTTTGATTTGTTAATAGGTCATAGCAATCCCAACAAAGCGGATTTATAAAGTCATCAGGTATCTTTTTACTGCATCTCTCACAAACTTTATTTAATTCGTAGGTTGCCATATTATATTGTTGAAACTTCAAGTATTGCCGGCTCAAGTTGCTTTTTGAAAATTGTATCAACATTAAACTCTCTTCTTATTCTGGTTTGTGCCTTAATCGCTTTATTCTGGTTATATTCGGAAACTATTAAAGTAGCTATATCCTCGTAATATTTTTCCTCGCCATCTGGGAATATTCTTCCGCCTTCCGTTAGTGAACCGAAGGCAAAGTAAAGAGCATCCTCTTTTCCGAAGTCTTTAAACGCAGCAAAACTCTGATTAAGAACAAGAATATTCTTACCCGCCATGGCTTCCAGTAAAACCAATGGACAGTTCTCGCTTATTGACGGGAACAAAAACAGATTGCTTAAAAGGAACAAATCCCTGACAACCTGATGCGGTACTCCCTGCTCATGGGTAGGGGGGTGGTGGAAGGAGGTGAATATTAACTCCCTATGTTCCATCCCCCTCTCATAAGCATATTGATACATAGATTCAATGGCTTGTTTCTCTTTCCCCGCGTTGGCATGGGCATTGGGTACTACCAAAGCAACACTTGACCCTCTCCTTTTAAGGCAGCTCATAATCCTTATTGCCTTGGCTATCTGTTTGCCGTTGTCTCCCATTCTGGTTGTTGATAAAGGATATACTGCCAAAAACTCCGGACTCATCAAATCATTCTCATCTATTATCTCTTTGGTTAAAGGATCAAAGTTATATAGTTCCCTGATGTCCATGGGATTGAATATTGTGCGTACATCTTTCGGAAGGACATGGTACATCTCAGCAGCTCTGATGCTATCCGTATAATTCATGTAGATAAGCCGTGAGTTCTTAGGAAGCGTGTATAGGTTATCCCATACAGAATCATCCAACTTCGCATAAGACGGCCCTGAGTGCATCCAGTGAAGCCACCTTACCTTTCCCAGAGTGGTATCTATTGCCTTCCTCATGGCGATATTGTAAGGAAGATAGCTATTTATAAAGATAATATCGTGGGTAAGGCAAACATCAATATCGGTCATATTATCCTCCATCGCCTTTTGTGCCTTAGCCACATCCGCATCAAGGTTGGTAATATCTCTTTGCCCGTAAGGTTCAAGAATGAGTTGCGGTATAACCTTTCTGATCTCTACTCCTTTAGGTACTTTCTCGTCATCTTTAAAGGTATCCAGAACCAAAAGAATTGGCTTATATCCGTATTTAACCAAAGCAATCAACTGCTGGTTTACCACACCACATAGAGAGAACGCACTATCAAAATTACTGAACGTTGTAAGTATTCCACATTTAATCATATTATTCTTGTACTAAACCTTCTCCGACAACCAAACTTCCAAACCTATCCATTTCGCTATCGTTTCTTACAGGATGAATTACCGGAGGTCTTCTATTCCTCAACTCAATAAGTCTTTTCCTGTTATCCAGAACTCCTGGTACCGCAACCTTTATTCCACTCTCGTCAACGACCTCATAATCTCCTAAGACAGAACTTTGTTCAGATTCTTCCGCAGTAAGTTTAAAACCACAATGCGGACAAAAGTTTATCATTTTAATAATTCGGGATGTTTTCCAGCCCAATGTAATGCCATTGCTCTCGGACTCTTAAATGATTTTCCGCATTGTTTACAAACTCCGTCTCCTTTTACAACCGGTATCTCTGTCTTTTCTTCCGTATCTTCTTCAACTTCCAAACCCCTGTTTGTAGCATTGGGATCAGTTTGTGCATATACGGACATTAAATAATCGGCTACATAAGCAGGAACTTTGACCTTCTCTCCGGCCTTGATAGTCCAAGTAAGAGTACGCACTGTGGTAAGCATCTTCTCATCTTTGTCATACAAAATATTCCCCTCTGCGTCTACCTGGGCTTCGGATATTGGGTAATCGGTAATATCCTTATCTGTGGGGTTATATAATATTTTCATTTTCATAAATCTTTCACCTCCTTGTTAACATCTGGGCAATTAGCTGTTATATCTATAATCCAGTCATACCTGTCTTTCCAGAGATAATACTCTGCCGCCTCCTCTTCATCATCCATGTCAAAGATTCTTTTCTGTTTATACCTAAAGAATATCTCTCTTCCTCTGAAAGGGTACTTGACCGATATTCTTTTAAGATTACTTAACACTCTCTTCATGTTTTACCCTGTCTAATATTTCTTTCCTGTTACGGAATAGTTCACTGGGTTCGACTCTCAAAGTTCTTCTGTAATATTGGTTCATGGCATTCCGCAGTCTTTCCTCATCCCTAAAATAAAAGTCCATAATTGGTTCACCGAAAGGAGTCTTTCTGTTGGAGTTGTAAATACCGTCAATAGGAAACCCTACCGTATAAAGAGTTGAAGCCAAATCAAGGTCAGAAGTCTTAACGTATTCTACTTCCATATAATATAATTTAGATTAGAACAAACTTCTACTGCTGTCAAGCAACATAACCGCTTACTGTTGCCGTTACCGTTCCTGCTGCCGATGTTTTAATTTGCAATGGCAAACTCACTGTTACTTTTAATGGAGTTGAGAATGAGAACTTTTCAGGATAATTGGCTGTAGTATATACAGGATACATAACTGCCGTTCCCGCACTATCCTGAAGTAAGAATGTCATTGTAGTACCGCTTGAGAAAAGAATATCTGTTACATAAATACTCTTTCCGGTAGTTGCAGCCTTTATTGTTTGAGCTGTAGTTGCATCAGCGGTAGTAAAGGTTGTGCTGAAAGAATCGCTTGAATCATAGGAAGCAGCCCTCACAGGCAAAGGATTCGTTGCCGAGATTGCTGTAACCGTTTCATCATAAATTATAGTTCTCATGCTGTTGTCGTTGTACTGGTTGATGTTGACGATGATGACGTTGACGTTGACGTGCTGGTCGATGTCGATGTAGTAGTCGTTGATGACGTGCTGGTAGATGTCGTTGTCGTTGACGTTGTGCTAGACGTTGTTGTCGAAGTCGTAGTCGTGCTGGTGGTGGTACTGGTGGATGTCGAGGTCGTGGTCGTTGTAGATGTTGATGTCGAGGTCGTTGTGGTCGTGCTGGTTGTGCTGGTAGCAAAAGCATCAGCCAATCTTCTCCAAGTTGCTGTTCTTCCACTTGTTGCACTATTCATATAAAGCCTGTTGTCTGTGGTAAGGTAAACCAATTCTCCACCCACCCAGTTAATCGGATGGACATTGATTACATCCTCACCAAAGTAAGCCTCTGGTGTTTGAGGAAGTGCAGCCAAAACCTTTGCTGCTCCCCCTTTTGCCCTTAAATTGTCATATGTTGTTTCGCTTGCCATATTTATGCTGTTGTTGTACTAGACGTGCTCGTACTGGTTGATGACGTGCTGGTTGAACTCGTTGTCGAGGTAGATGTGCTGGATGTAGACGTGCTGGATGTCGTAGATGTGCTGGTAGATGACGTACTGGTTGATGTTGACGTGGTTACAAATAGGTCAGTTGTTTTGTACCAAGTTCCCGCACCTGAACCGGATGTAGCCGTCTGGATGTATAACTTATAATCGGCACTATTATAATAAATCTCTCCTCCAGCCCACTCTCTATCTCCCACATCCTGACCAGCTTTAAACCCATAAAAATCCATGGGTGTTGATGGTGAAGCTGCCAGCACCTTTGCTCTTGCTGTGGTTACATTGATTGTATCGAGATTCGTTAAACCCATATATTTATACTGCTACCAAAACATCCTGATACCTATACCAGGATGCGGTTGTTCCGCTTGTTGCTGTCTGAATAAATAACTTTTTTATATTTGATAGGTATGCCATTTCTCCGCCTCTCCATGTAATAGAGTCAACATCCCCTATTCCTGTTCCATAATACTGCTGAGGGGTGGTCGGTAAGGTTGTACCCTGATAAATTCTTGTTTGTCCTGTGTTTACTGCGTTTAGTTTAGTTACGCCCATGTTTTTATTTTAACATTAAAAAAGGGAGCTTTATATGGGATTTCGGGAGAACCCGTATCCCAAGCTCCCATACTTACAAACTAACTTTTTTAATTAAGAACTGTATGTTGTCGCATCGCCCTTGCTACCCCAAATGGCCCTCCAATCCGACCAACCATAACTGAATCGGACTCGGACTTTATAGAGTGCCGCATCGGCATCAAAGGAAAAGTCATTCTTGAATTCTGGTCGTACTCTCCAGAACCATTGCAAAAGGTGATTGCTGGAATCAAGCAAGAACCAATAGGTTGAGGTTGTGATATATCTCCAAGGAATTACCTTGAATACTCCATCGTAGACATTGATGTCATTGTTGGCTGTACCTGGCCTCATTGAGGACTCGGTTACAATCTGAGCACTCTTTCTTAGGTCAATCGGGATTAAGAGTGTGTCGGCCTTAAAGTTGACTATCTCGCCTTTGTCATTAAGTGCTTTCTCTAACGCTAATCTTCCGGTTTCAAGATTGGTTTCAGAGAAAACTATTCCTGCCGCTGAAGCATTAGACTGTGCTGTTCCACCATCTGCTCTTGTGTGAAGTGTGGAGCAAAGCGGTTTTGCGTCTCCGTAACTGGTGTAGCTGGTGGAGAATGCGTTGTTTAGAACTGAGGCTGCCCAATACTCAGTAGTGTAAACAACACTCTTCGCCAAAGCTCTTGGCATTGCTGAAATTACATTATGCTGGTCATCCTCCACCAGCTCTTGCGATACCTTGAACCCTTTGGTGTATTTAAGATGAGTGTAAGTAGTCTTGTACATCTTTACTGGGTCTTCATAATCAAGTGCTCCCAGTTCAGAAGTCTGTTGTAGTTTCCCGAATCCTGTGGTTGCCGAATCTTCCTCAATGTTTCTATCTGAGGTTAAAGTATTGAAAACCATCGGCATGACCTGTGGTTCATTGTCATACCTATCAAAAAATATTTCCCTTATTGAAGGGTCTAGTTCATCTGCGAATGCTCCTCTTGTTGCTGACATATATTTATTATAACTTAATTAGCAAATTTATGCTTCTCTATCCCAACTATCTTGCCCGAATTGGGATTCACACACTTGGAAAAGTCCTTTAGATGCATCAGCATCGTGATCTGGGTCAAACTCCCAAAGCCTAAATGTTGCTTGAGTTGTATCACTTGCTGTTCCCTGGTCAATAGTATTTTTATCAGAAATATCAAAATATTCTCCAATCATTGCCTCAGTTAAAGTTCCACTTGTGTCATTGAAGAACAAATAGTTCGGAAGTGCCGGAATAAATCCAACCATATACTTTTCAGTAGTTTGATTATTTGTAGGCATTGTCCAAGTATCAGTAGTTCCAGAATCAGGAGCTATTGGTGTTCCAGTCCTTGTGGTTACATTCTGTACAATTCCGCAAACACCCTCACCTGCTGTAGCTGCATTATCACAAAAACCTGAAGTATTTACTCTTACCGCATCGCCAGTTTGGAAAGCAACGGAAGCCTTACCAATAACATAAACCAAGGTTGGTGCTTGATTTGAACCGTCTAAATTTTTCCTGTAACTAAATCCTGCCATATATTTATTATAACTCAAACTGCAAACTTATGTTGTTCTATCCCACGAATCCTGTCCAAATTGACTTTCAACAACTTGAAATAATCCCTCAGATGCGTCTGATTCGTGATTTGGGTCATATTCCCATAGCCTTACAGTTTTCTGAGTAGTATCGTGTCTGCTTGAACCCTGTACCTGTGTATGGCTTACCAAATCATAGTACATTCCAATATAAGCCTCTGCGAGAGAAGCATCTGCATCATTATAGAATAGATAGTTAGGAAGGGCTGGAATAAACGCAACCATATCCATGGCCACAGTTTGATTATCAGCCGATGTAGTCCAGGTGTCATTTGAACCAGCATCAACAGCTTTTGCTGTCCCTTTTCTGGTTACAACTGCAACGCAAAAACCGGCAATTCCCTCACCAGCATCGCAGACATCAACAAATCCGCTTGTATTAACACGGACTGCATCTCCAATAGCAATAGCAATACCCTGCTTTGCAATCAAATATAATAGAGTAGGAGCTTGATTAGAACCATCAAGGTTCTTCCTGTATGCGAAACCTGCCATACTTTATTATAACTCAATCCGCAAATTTATTCTTCTTCTGCTTTTTTCTGTGCTCTCTTCTCGGCACCACTTACTCTAAACTCTTCTTCATCTTTACTGAAATAGGTTTGCTTGGCTTTTTCTTCATCAACTCTAAGTTTCTTCATCCACTCTTTTTGCTTGGGTGTAAATTCCTGAGTAGATGTTTGAGATTGAATGCCGGTTGAAGGCATAGTGCCCATCATTGCATTTTCATTTGCTCTGGCTTGTGCGAAACCTTCCAGTTTTCCTTCCTCTTTCAGCTTTTCTGCATGGGAGCCGACATAAGCCTTTTCAAGAGAGTTTCTTAATTGCGGAAGCGGAATGTTCTTTACAGACCAGCCAAACTCATTTAAGTAGGTTTCCACCTTCCTTCTTGCGTCTTTTCTTTCCTCGTCTTTTAAATTACCAATACCATAATCACGTTCAAATGCGGTAACTATTTCTTCTCTTTGTGATGAAGTAACTTCCTCTAACCTTTGGTCAACCACTGGGTTCTGACCTTGAGGGCTTGGAACAGTTTTTTGTTCCGTTTGCTGTGTTGTTTCCTGCTGACCAACTCCCTCTCCCGTTCCCACCACTTTTGGCCTTCCGTATTCATCCCACGCTTTTTTGAGTTCAGGAGTAAATGCAAAGGCGTTAATAACAGGCGTAACGGACTGGATAAATTCATTTTGAGTGCCTATTGTTTCCGATAATTCACCGAGCTTTTTTTCAAGCTCTGAAACTTTAGAAGCAGTTTCGTCTTTAGGTTGTTCAGTAACTTCTTTAGTTTTTTCATCTTTTTTTGGTTCATCAGTTTTAACGACCATTTATCTCACCCCCAATTATAGCGGAACGCAGGGTTGCGTATGCCCGCAACTAACATTATAACTTATACTACCAATTATTTCCTTTTTTTGTGCCAACTTTTACTGCCTTTTTTCTTTTTGTTCAAACTTGCATAGAACACGGATTTACCTTTTTTGGCACCATACTGTTTCTTCATACTTCTCATTACTTTTTTACCTGACTTTGTAAGAGGCATTACTCACCACCCCCTTCTGGTGTTGACTCTCCTTTCCCACCCTTTCTCACTCTTTTAACTTTGGCGTATTTCCTCCGATTTCCTGACCATTTTGTACCTCTTGCTAATTCAGTCGGAACGGAAAAATGCACCTTTTTATTGTGAATCAGTTTAGTAAACATTGATATATTATAACTCTATTGGATAACCGAATAATTCAAAATCCCTTTTAAAGTATTTGTTTACAATCGGTATTACTTCCTTCCTGTCGGGCAAATCTCCCAAATGAGGTTTAATATGGGGAAGAAGCGTTTTATCTATTCCGATACGTTTACAAATCTCCTTGAACGAATTGTCTATATCCTCAAATCTGCCTACATAATCTACAGCCAATCTACCCTTAATATAGAGGAAATCTTCCTGCGTCTTGAAATTTGGGTGTTCATCAAAATCCTCTGGTTTAATTCCAAAGAATCTGCACATGGAACGGAATCTCTCGTAAGGGTTCCTGACAATAGAGAACTTAAAGCGTTCATTAAAATCAGGTAACTCCTTACTCCATTGTTCTGCGGTTTTATGTGGTGGAAACTCCCTTAAATCAAGAGCTTGACAAATTGAGGATGAAGCGGTCTTTGGGATTCTACAAAACAAAAAATCAATCATTTCTTTTTATTTTCCAGTTTTTCATGCCTTCGGCCAGATTCATCAACCAACCTTATAAGTGATTTGATTCCGAGGGCCTGTCCTGCAAACTCGGCATGGCGTACAGCGAGATAGTTTGGATTAGTTTCAATGAGTTTAAACGAGGCTTTTCTGAGGTTCTGGATATATCTTCCCGCCATTCTTTTGACTATCACCCATTCAACCGAATCCTTTAATTTAGAAAGAACCTCAAGTTCCTCCAATGAAGTACGTACCTTCTCGGGCTTATCTAATATCTTTTTCATATAATCTAGCTAATATTTGAATGCTCGTACCATTGCAACTGAATATTTATCAAATTAGATGCGGAAGATGAAGTAATTATAAATAAGTATTTTTTATTTTGTCCAAGAATTATTTCATTGCTTCTTTCGGCAGTAAGTCCAACTCTTGATTGACCAGTAGTATTTCCGCTTTTCATTGTCCAAATCAAAGTTCCATTTGTAGTTCCACCACTTGTGTCTTTGTGAACAATCACAGTTGCATCGGTTGTACTATTTCTATCACTATTAAACACCTTCTGAACCGTTGTTCCAACTCTGTTGGAATTCTCGTATAAATCTACCTGAGTTATAAGTGAACCTGTTGCTGCAAAAACCAAATGTGCCCACTTGGTTGTATTTGGTGTTGTAAGAAGGTAATTCTGAGTAGCCGCAGCATTTAATGAAGTTGAATCGTTGTAATAAAAGTGAGAACCATTATGAATCTCGTGATGTTCATATTCAATCGTTTCGATTGCATTTGTCGCTTTATCAAGTCTTAACGGCTGATAAGTTGAATCGGAACTTCTATATCCGGCAATACCCTGATAACCGCCATATCCTTTTGTGGGCATAACCCTCTCACCGCTTACCGAAGGGAATTCGGTTATACTGTTTCCTTTGTCATCGTGAATTACACTCATAATTCGTAAATCAATTTAAGTTTAAACATCTCATCTTTTGAAGCATTTTCAATCATAATAGTCTTAATTCCAGGGAATAAAATAGTTTCGTGTGCATTTCCAACAAGAGGACCAACCACACTCCTTTCGGTAAAGATAACCATGTTTCCTTCGTCACGTATCACTATATTATATATAGTATAAGGAGAAAGAGGTTCAACCAAGACCTGACGAAGAGTTCCATAAATATCACAAGTGCCCATCCACCTACCGCCTACTGTTTCGACAACTTTATCTGGAATATACTTTCTAACATCTTGTGCCATATTTAAGTTACACCTGGAACTTGTGCTCCAACTGCTCTACCCATTGTAGCTGATGCTTCGCTTTGTTGCACTCCCTGTTGGGTTGTGGTTGGACCTGCTGGAGTTGCACCTATCGGCATTCCACCCTGACCGCCCATTTGAGCCATTATTTCTTTTGGATTGGCCTGAGCTCTTGCCTGTTGTGCTTTTTCTTCCCAAAGAATATGTCGGCTGAATATCTGGGCAATTTGGTCATTCATACCCTCTTTAAAGGTCGGAGAACTCATAAAGGCTAAATGAATGTTCGTATGGCCTCTTGTAGCACCTGGAGTACCCTCTATTTGTGCTCCCTGCATCATCTGTTCATTTTCCCTGTTTGCCATCTCGTAAAGCGTTGCCTCATCAACTGTTTGCTCTTTTGCAACCTCGGTTTCTGCTCTGAAGTCCTCTGGGTCATAATCCATGGTTTCCGCAAAAGAATCTCCCATTTTGCCTGGGTCCCAGTAACCAGTTTGAATATTGAGTTGAGTAAGCGGATGTTGCATGAATTCTGCGATCCTTTGCTGTTGCAGAGGCTTTGAGATCGGAAAAGTCGGTTCTCCGCTTAATTTAAGGTCATAACTGCCGTATTGAGGAACAATCATCTCTGGAGATACAATAAAGAAGTAATCCCCTTTCTTTTTGTTCTCAATAAGGTCTCCGGTATTCTTTTCAATGGATAGTTCGGCATTTGACGTTCTAATTTGCCTGTATTGGGCCATTTTCTTTTCTCCAACGATATTTACCACTTTTGGGGTTGAATAGAACTGAACAATGTTCGGAATCCTCAGTCTTGCGATATTTGTAAGTAACTCACGTGATAAAAGCCATATTTTCATGCGGAGAGCTTTCATAGTTGATTCTTTAAAGATTGCAGCCTCGGTTGCTGTTGAAGTTGGTCTTGGAGACTCCATTCCCGTTACTTCCCTCGCATCAGCCTTTAAAAGTTCCTCTTCCCGATAAGCGGAAGGGTTTAAATCCCGATATTCAAGCGGTTTTATGCTATTTATCGGATCATCTACGAATAAAAAGCGACTTGGTGCGATTATTCCCTCGTCTTCATCCAAAGTCTCCCTGTTTGACACCAAAAACATCTTCCAGATGTCCATGTGTTGCCTGTCTATCCTCATCCGTCTTATTGTGGTCAATTCATCCTGTAAAGACTCCATAAGTTCAGGTTCACCCTTGGCGTAAAAGCCTCTCAACCTCGGAACATCACTCCCCTCGGCAAAAGGAAGCTGTTTGTGATTGTAAGGATTGGGTCCATCACGGATAACCACGTCATTTGCAACAATTATGAGCTTATCCGGTCTTCTTCC